CTTTAGAGGAACTTCGCGCCACCTAAGTTACCCTTAGTTGCACCTTAGTTGAATACTTTAATGAATAATTTAAAGAATACAACAAAGGCCACCTTAGGAGGTAACTAAATAGGTTTACCAAGATCCCCTCTAAGGTTACCCCTTTAGGAACTAGGGAATCCAAAGGGTACTTAGACTATAGGGGACTCAGGTAAAACATAAGGCAGCATAGGCATCCAGAGGAGAACTTATGTCTACAGAAGAACCCAGTATTCCTAAGAAGCGTGGGAGGCCCCCTAAGGCCACCACAGACCTTAAGAAGGTAGGTAACAGAGGTAAGGTTGGTAGACCTAAGGGTGACGCTGGGATCATCAATGAATACAAAGCTAGGATGCTCAGTAGTCCTAAGTCTAAGAAGGTACTAGAGGCTATCTTTGATGCAGCCTTAGACGATGACCATAAGAACCAAGGGGCTGCGTGGAAGCTAATAATGGATCGTATAGCCCCCACAGCGGCCTTTGAGAAGGATGTAATCAAGGATGCTGGTAGGAGTGCTATCCAGATTAACATCACAGGAGTAGGGTCTACAGAGGTCTCCTCAGGCTCCTCAGAAGCCTTAGACCCCTTAGAAGGACAATGGACAACTAAAGATGCTTAACGTGTGGACAACCGAGGAATCTTAATTAGTGAAGTACTTTAAGTTAGAGGAGTTCGACTGTCAAGAGACGGGGGAAAACGAGATGTCCCCAGTCTTCTTAGAAGTCCTAGATGACCTGAGGGACTTATGTGGCTTCCCCTTTGTCATTACGAGTGGCTACAGAAGCCCTAAGCACTCCATAGAGGCTTCTAAGTCTTCTCCGGGAACCCATGCCCAAGGTATAGCGAGTGACATCAAGGTATCCTCTGGATCACAGAAGCACACTTTGGTTAGACACGCGATGGCACTTGGATTCAGTGGTATAGGCGTGGCTGATACGTTTGTACACGTAGACCTCCGAGACACTACGCCTGTTATGTGGACTTATTAACCTGTGCAAACTGTAGCTGAGAAGTTTAAGAAAGATAAATTTGTTTACTTAGGTAACGCAATAAATCCTAAGCAAGCGTCTGAGTTGTCAAACTTGCTTATTAAAGCACACGAGCAAGGCCACAGTAAAAAAGACACACAATGTCCTGAAAGTGATAGTTTTTACAATTTCCCAGCTTTAACCACTGTTTTACATAGATTAGCAGAACCTCTTAGCCATGCTTTAGAAACGGAGTTAAAGCCCACGTACGTTTACGCAAGGCTTTACAGGCCCGGACAAGAGTTAAAGCCACACATTGACAGAAAAGAATGTGAAATATCTGCAACAATGACGCTAGGACACGCAGAAGACAGCGATATTTGGCCTATCTATATGGGCAAGGACAAAACAGATACAGTAGGCACACCTATTACAATCGACGTTGGAGGTATGGTTTTATATCATGGATGCGACCTAAGACATTGGAGGACGGCCTATAGAGGCGAGTGGCAAACGCAAGTATTCTTCCATTACATTAAAAAAGGCGGCGTTCACGATGTCGAGTAACTTTTCGTTTACTGTTATAAATGATTTTTTTACTGATTATGAGTGTGACTACATTATTAGTTTAGCTGACGAAAAAATGACACGCTCTAAAGTAGGAACAGCAGGCGATAGTAAAGTGTGTCCACAGAGAACAAGTAGCCAGATGTGGCTACCGCATGAGCACACTAAAATAACTTACGATTTAGCTCATAGAGTTTCTGAGCAAGTAGGCATACCTTACGCTAACTTAGAGCAGCTACAACTTTGTAATTATAAAGAAACTCAGGAGTACCGACCACATTACGACAGTCACGAGGCAGATACTCCAGAAAGAATTAAAGCTGCTGCGGGATGGGGCCAACGTTTAAAAACAGCTATGGTTTATTTGAACGATGTTGAAGAAGGAGGCACCACTGTTTTTCCTAGGCTCGGCATAGAGATTCCTCCTAAAAAAGGAAGGCTTTTAATATTTAACAACATTGATGAAAAAAAACCAAACTACCCTCTGTATGATAGTTTTCATGGAGGCAGTCCTGTAATAAAAGGAAGCAAATGGGTCTGTAACTTTTGGTTTCATCAACACAGTGCAAGCTTAAGGCACAGAGCACAATGACTGACGTTAACGTAGAACTGCTCCCTTGGCAAACCAAGGTATTTGAGGATCCTACGAGATTCAAGGTAGTTGCTGCTGGCCGACGTACAGGTAAATCTAGATTAGCAGCGTGGATGCTCATAATAAATGCCCTACAAGCAGAGAGGGGTCATGTCTTCTACGTTGCTCCTACGCAAGGACAAGCCCGTGACATTATGTGGCAAACCCTACTAGAGTTAGGTCATGATGTCATCACAGGCTCACATATTAACAACCTACAACTTAAGTTAGTCAATGGAGCCACGATTACGCTTAAGGGAGCAGATAGACCAGAGACTATGCGTGGTGTCTCCTTGAAGTTTCTAGTGATGGATGAGTACGCAGACATGAAGCCTGACGTATGGGAGCAGGTCTTACGCCCAGCCTTGGCAGACCAGAAGGGTCACGCGATGTTCATAGGAACACCTATGGGTCGTAACCACTTCTATGAGCTTTACAAGTACGCAGAGCTAGGTGACGATGATACTTACTCAGCGTGGCACTTCACAAGCTACGACAATGACTTACTCGACCCAGAAGAGATTAACATAGCAAAGAAGTCCATGTCAAGCTATGCGTTTCGTCAGGAGTTCATGGCATCTTTTGAGGCTGTTGGCTCAGAGATGTTTAAAGAAAACTGGATACACTACGGTGAAGCCCCCGAAGACGGTGACTACTTTATAGCCATTGACCTCGCAGGCTTTGAAGAGGTAGGGAAGAAACGAACAAAGAATTCAAAGCTGGATGAAACGGCGTTATCAATTGTTAAGGTAGGCGACAACGGTGACTGGCACATTGAGAACATCATACACGGTAGATGGACACTGGATGAGACGGCCCTTAAAATATTCCAAGCTGTTCGGGATTATCGTCCTGTGTCTGTTGGTATTGAGAGGGGAATTGCAAAACAGGCGGTTATGTCACCACTCATGGATCTACAGAAGAGGCACGGACAGTTCTTTAGAGTTGAAGAACTAACACACGGTAACAAAAAGAAAACCGACAGAGTAATGTGGGCGCTGCAAGGGCGCTTTGAGAACGGAGTTATTAGCATAAGCAAAGGCGATTGGAACGCAAGGTTCCTTGACCAGTTGTTTCAATTCCCTGATCCACTGACGCACGATGACTTAGTAGACAGTCTCGCGTACATAGATCAGCTTGCTAACGTCCCTTACGGGATACATGACTTAGAGTTTGATGAGCCTGAAATTTTAGACATTGTAGCGGGATACTAATTATGAGAGACGATCTATACAGCCCTGACCCCCTTCTAGTCCAAGAGTCCTTGGAAGATTGGGTTATAAACAAGTGTGAGAACTGGCGTGACAATTACCAGTCTAACTACGAAGAAAAGTTTGACGAATACTACAGACTGTGGCGAGGCATCTGGGATCCAGCAGATACCGAAAGAGCCTCTGAGCGTTCAAGGATTATATCGCCAGCCTTGCAGCAGGCCGTGGAGTCTAACGTTGCTGAGATGGAAGAAGCCACGTTTGGACGGGGCAAGTGGTTTGACATTGCTGATGATGTTAACGACAAAGAATCTCAGGATGTGCAATATTTACGTAACAAACTCACAGAAGACTTTGAGAACACACAGGTGCGTAAAGCTGTTGCTGAGTGTCTCATAAACTCTGCTGTTTTTGGTACAGGCATTGGCGAGATCGTCTTAGAAGAAATCAAAGAGATGGCCCCGGCTACACAGCCTATCATGGACGGGCAGCTACAGGCAGTAGGCGTTAACATTACTGACCGTGTGGTGGTTAAGCTTAAGCCTGTCATGCCACAGAACTTTTTGATTGATCCGGTAGCAACGTCCATTGAGGACGCTATGGGCGTCGCTGTTGACGAGTTTGTAGGCAGCCACCACGTAGAACGGTTACAGGAGCAAGGCGTCTACAGGGACGTATACGTAGGCACAGCAGCTCCTGACACTGACCTTGAGCCAGATCAAGACATTGCAGTCTACGGTGACGACAAAGTTCGCCTGACAAAGTACTACGGCCTTGTTCCTAAGCACATGTTAGAAGACGCCACCGATGAAAAGATAGACGGTGACGAAGGGTACGTAGAAGCAATTGTTGTTATCGCTAATGGCGGTGTTCTCCTAAAGGCTGAAGCAAACCCCTACATGATGCAGGACAGGCCCGTGGTGGCGTTCCCGTGGGATGTAGTACCTTCTATGTTCTGGGGCCGTGGCGTTTGCGAGAAGGGCTATAACAGCCAGAAGGCGCTTGATACAGAGCTACGTGCGCGTATTGACGCATTAAGCTTGACTATCCACCCAATGCTAGCTATTGACGCTACACGTTTACCACGCGGCGCAAAGCCAGAAGTACGCCCCGGAAAGATGATACTTACTAACGGAGATCCTCGTGAAGTCTTACAGCCGTTCAACTTTGGTCAAGTGGGTCAGATCACGTTCGCCCAAGCAGCCTCCTTGCAACAGATGGTACAACAAGCTACTGGAGCAGTTGATTCAGCGGGACTCGCCGGTAACGTTAATGGTGAAGCTACTGCCGCTGGCATTTCTATGTCTCTCGGTGCTATTATTAAACGCCATAAACGCACTTTGATAAACTTCCAGCAGTCGTTCCTGATTCCGTTCGTTAAGAAGGCTGCGTACCGTTACATGCAGTTTGATCCTGAGAACTACCCTGTGAAGGACTATAAGTTCAACGCTACCTCGACCTTAGGTATCATTGCTCGTGAGTACGAGGTTACACAGCTTGTGCAGCTCTTGCAGACCATGAAGCAGGATAGCCCGATATACCCTGTGTTAATCCAGAGCATTGTAGACAACATGAATCTGTCTAACCGCGAAGAACTTATTGCCTCTATGCAGCAAGCACAGCAGCCTAACCCAGAAGCACAACAGGCAGCTATGCAGGCGCAACAGGCACAGCTTGCGTTCCAGCAGTCTCAGACAGCCGCCCTAGCTGCACAGGCTCAGGAATCTCAAGCACGAGCGCAGAAGTACGCTGTTGAAGCGCAGCTTGAGCCACAAGAGGTTGAGATCAAACGCATTGAGGCTATCACTAGAAACCTCCAAGCGGGAGATCAAGACGACAAAGAGTTTGAGCGCCGCCTTAAGGTCGCACAAGCAATCACTAAAGACAAAGAAGTAGAGGCTAAGATCAATGTTAATGACCCAGCAAGACCTCAAGAACCTAATCGCACAAGTCAACGACGCGTTCAAAGGCCAGTTCAACCGCCTGTCGAACCTAGAAGAGAAGGTAGCGGCCCTAGAAACATTCCAGAAGGAGTTTTTGAATGAGCAAGGAAAAAGATCCACGACTAGCAAGGGCAGGGGTAAGCGGGTACAACAAGCCAAAGAGGACGCCTAAGCATCCTACGAAGTCTCACGTAGTTGTAGCCAAGGAAGGCGACAAGGTTAAGACCATCAGGTTTGGACAACAGGGAGTCTCAGGAGATAAGAAGCCTACGGCTCGTCAGAAGTCCTTCAAGGCACGACACGCAAAGAATATAGCCAAAGGCAAGATGTCTGCGGCATATTGGGCCAACAAGGAGAAGTGGTGATGGCAGGACTCTACGATAACATTCACGCTAAACGTAAGCGTATCAAAGCAGGAAGCAAGGAGAAGATGAGAGCCAAGGGTTCTAAAGGAGCACCAACGGCCAAGAACTTTAAACAAGCAGCTAAAACAGCAAAGAGAGGAAAACGATAATGCCTAAAGTTAACGGTAAGTCCTACCCATACACCAAAGCTGGCAAAGCAGCAGCAAAGAAGGCCAAAGCAGGCTCTAACTCTTACAAAGGTAAGAAACGTAAATAATACCAAAGAAAACACTTGACATTTACCTTAGAATATGTTATAATATACAGTATATAGTAACTAACGAGATAACCGAATGGCCTCTTTAACGAAAGAAGAAGATGAATACTATAACAATTACTTTGATATGTTTAACTCTAAAGGTTGGAAACAACTTGTTGAAGAACTAAACGTAAACTTAGTAAATGTTAACAGCGTTCAAGCTACTAAAGATGTAGATGATATGTATTTCCGTAAAGGACAGTTAAACGTTCTTAATAGCATTGTCAATCTAGATGACTCTATTGACGCTGCGTATAAGGACGCAACTGAAAATGATTAAAGTGTATGACTTCAAGTGTACCAATGGTCACTTGTTTGAAGAATTTGTAGAAGCAGGTACAACAACCAGTAGGTGCGGTTGCGGTGCTAACGCTACAAGGGTCGTCTCTGCCACGCAATGCGTACTCGAAGGTGCCTCTGGGGATTTCCCCGGTAGACACATGAAGTGGGTACGAGAACATGAGCAAGCAGGACGTAAATAAACTCCACAACCGTTAGGCGGAGAAGGTTAATAATATGGCACGAGCACAACTCGTAGATGAGCGTTCGGAAGAAGAACTTAACAACGAAGAAGTAGACACATTAGAAACACCAGAGGATACAATTGAGTCTCAGGAAAAAACTGAGGTAGCTCAAGAGGAGCCTAGCTTACCAGAGAAGTATCAGAACAAATCTTTAGAAGAAGTTGTTCAGATGCATCAAGAAGCTGAGAAGCTACTAGGCAAACAAAGCTCTGAGGTTGGTGAACTACGTGGCGTTGTTGATGACTACATCCAAACACAACTCGCAAATCAACAAGCACCTGTACAACAGCAAGAAGAAGACGATACTGATTTCTTCGTTGATCCACAGGCAGCAGTTAATAAGGCAATTGAGAACCATCCTAAGATTAAAGAGGCTCAACAATATAGCCAACAGCACAAGAAGCAAACAGCTTTAGCGCAGCTTAAAGGAAACCATCCAGAGATGGACAGTATCCTTAAAGATGCTAAGTTTGCTGAGTGGGTTAAAGCTTCTAAAATTAGGACTCGATTATTTGTACAAGCAGACCAGCAGTATGATTACGACGCCGCTGATGAACTGTTCTCCCTCTGGAAAGAGAGAGCCTCTGTCGCACAACAGACAGTAGCAGTTGAGAAGCAAGCACGTAAGCAACAAGCTAAGTCTGCTAACACAGGTAACGCCCGAGGAACGGCTGCTACTACACGTAAGAAAGTATATCGTCGTGCTGATATTATTAAACTTATGAAGACCGACCCAGATCGTTATGCAGCTTTGTCAGAGGAAATCTTTCAAGCTTACGCCGAGGGTCGTGTTAAGTAGCCTAATCTAAAGGAGATTTATCATGGCGACTCAAACTTATCCCGGTACAGTAGGCGGTGGCTCCATTGTCAATAAGACAGCCGCAGCAACATTCATCCCTGAAATCTGGAGCGACGA